ATGGCGAAATTAATGACCTCCCTGACGCTCTGTTCAGGGCGAATGACGCACGGGGAACGACGCGTCGCCCAGCGGCTTGAATCGCATCTCGGCGATGATTGTCTTATCTGGTATGACATTCCGGTCGGGCGCCAGTACAGGCATCCCGATTTTGTTATTATCGATCCTGCCAACGGGCTTATTTTCCTTGAGGTCAAAGACTGGAAGCTAAGTACATTTCAGCATGCGGACCCGCAGACGGTAACGCTGAGACATGCTCAGGGCGAAACGCAGGCGCAAAATCCGCTGCTGCAGGTCAGGGAGTATGCCTGTGCGACCGTTGACCTGTTATCTCAGGATCCGAAACTGCAGCAAAAAACAGGCCTGTATAAAGGAAAGCTGAATATCGCCTGGGCTTATGGTGTGGTGTTTACTAATATTACCCGTCAGCAGCTGACATCACTCTCAGCCGATGGCGTGGTTGAATCTATATTTCCACAGGCGCTGACGATTTGTCAGGATGAAATGACCGAGTCTGTCTCTGTTTCTGCGTTTCGCGCTAAAGTTTCCGGACTCTTTACCACCCGTTTCAGGCCTGCAATAACGCCGGCTGTGCGGGATATTCTGCGCCGGCATCTTTTTCCGGAGATCGCCATTACGGTAAAAAATAAGCGCAGTAATATTTACCGGGTAATGGATCTGCAGCAGGAGGTGCTGGCACGCAATCTCGGCGAAGGGCATCGTGTTATTCATGGCGTAGCCGGTTCCGGTAAAACGCTGATTTTACTCTACCGCTGTTTATACCTTTCCGAGACCACCACACGCCCTGTGCTGGTGCTCTGTTTTAATATCATTCTGGCTAACTATATCCGTGAATGCATCGCGGCCAGAGGACTATCGCATAAAGTACACGTCTATCATTTTCATGACTGGTGCGCGACGGCAGCCCGGACCTTTAAGCTGAAGATGAGCGGGGAAGGGCGCTATTATGATAACTGCTTTGCGGCGCTGGAAAATGCGGTTGATAGCGGCACTGTCGGGGATGCGGGGTATGATGCGGTGCTGGTGGATGAAGGACATGACTTCGACCGGCGCTGGCTTTCACTGATAGCCCGGCTGTTTGATAACACCCGCCGCTCGCTGCTGCTGATGTACGACGACGCCCAGTCTCTGTACCGGCGCGAGAAAGCGCTGAACTTTTCGCTGGCGAGCGTGGGTATTCAGGCTCAGGGGCGCACCTCTATTCTTCGGGTGAATTATCGCAATCCGCGGCGCATTCTCAATTTTGCCTACGCTTTTTCACGCGACTACTTTGACCGGCACCATAATCAGGAGCTTCCGCTGGTGCTGCCGGAAGCCTGCGGCGAAGAGAACAGCGACATTCCCGATATCGAACAGTGTCAGTCTGCAACAGATGAAGCGCGTCGCGTTGTGGCGTGGCTGCGAGAGAAGTATGCGGCGGCAGGCCGCTGGGGCGATATGGCTGTGCTCTGTCCTACGCATTTTTCAGCAGACAAACTCATCGACCTGCTGCAGCAGCATGCGATCCCCGCCGCCGTCAGCTTCACCACGGAAGATAAAAAACGCTATTCGCATCGGGAGGATGTGGTTCATCTGCTGACCTTTCAGAGCNGCAAAGGGCTTGAATTCCCTTACGTTGCCGTGATCAATGCATCATTTGTTCATAAAGGGGCTGAAGATGAGTCTGAAGCTATCCCGGCGCTGTATGTGGCGTTTACGCGCGCAACCCAGGCGTTACTGGTCACCTGCTACAAAGAAAATAGCATCAGTCAGCAGCTGTCGAAATTTGCCGGTATGGATCTGCAGGATGAGGGAGAGATGTCTGTGGCGTCCCCTGCAGACGTCTAACGCGTCATTCAAGTTATTTCGCCATATAGCTTTTATGGAATTGGGTTAAATTTTTACCCAGCAATTTACCCATTGCAGCCGGAAATCAGCTTGTTTTTGAATTCGAGGTGGTCACGATATTTCCAGCGGGAACGTCCGCTGATTTTGATGGGCTGGCAGAGGGTGCCGTCTTTAATGCGGTCGTAGATGTAGGTCTTGCCGAAACCAGTATCGGCCATGATGAACTTCAGGTCAACGAGCGTATCCTCGCGAATTTCCATGATTGCCTCCGGGCGATATTTTACCTGTGACATGACGCTGTCACTTCACAGGTAGCTGAAGATAATTTTGATTACGATGATTGCTGCGATGGTGATGATTAGGTGGAGTGGGGTGATCATGCTGCACTGACCTTTTCAGCAGATAGCAGCAACTTGGTTCCGATCGACATTAGCGCGTCACGGCTGACGTAGCCGGTCAGGCCAAAGTCTGACAGGAAAGGATTCCAGATCAGCAGCATCGACCCTTTGTTATTTCCATTCACTGCCCTACCTGTATCAGCGCGGATGAACGACAGCCTGCCATTGGTGATGAACCGAACTTCTGTGCATGAGCTCCGGGCCATGCTGAACCACCCGACAGAAGTATCTGCCGGCACAAGCATCACGGTACCCATGCCTTTCCTTGCCTCTTCGCTCGCCTTTAAAACCCATGGCGTAATGTCGCTATATGGCGGATTGCACCAGGTGATTCCGATCGGAAACTTCGCCGCCCAGTCCTGGTTTAGCGCATCGTCCTGCTCTGTGAGGTAAGTAGGCAGCAGATGGTTAAGCTTGCTGGCTGCGACATCTGCCACGAAACGGAACTCACGATTAAGGGCGGCAAAGATTTCTGGTGGCGTCTGCCACAAATCGCGGATGTCGATCGGGGTATGGCTGTCATGATAACCGGCCACGGTATGCAACAATTCAGACATAACAACTCCTCACGCAGAGCGCGATAGTGAATAGGGCGAGTGGGGGCTAGTGGCTGCGGAAGCCGTTGAAGTTTTTGCTAAGATTTTGAACCGTATTCACTGTGCTTTCTCATGCTGCCTCTCCATGCAATCTATCCACACGTCGTATGCCATATCACAGCGAGTTGGGCTCCATACCTGCCTTCGCTTTCCAGCCATGCCTTTCCACTGGATGACCTCATCCATGTATTTTTCAAAATTCTTTTTAGCCTCTATCTTCCATGATGGATCTTCAGGAATCACCTGAGGAATAACGTTTAGGAAAGCGAATTCACCATGCAATTTCTTCGCGCTCCTGTTATACGCTAACGCCGCCGCCTCCTCGGTTTCAAAGTAACCAATAAATTTAGTGACGCCATTATGCTTAAGCTGAGTCATCCATTTTTTGTGAATTTTATGGAAACAAACGCCCTTAAATTTTGACGCTCCATGATCTAGCTTTTTATTCGCTTGGTTTTGAGATTTCGTTGCCAACCTAAGGTTTTGAATACTATTGTTAGCCCGGTTCCGGTCAATGTGGTCGACATCAATTGATGGCCATTCTCCATACACATGCGCCCATGCAACCCTGTGAGCCTTGTACGTTACTGNGTCTATTGTTAACCCCCAGTATCCGCACTTATCCAAATACCCAGCCCTTTCACCAGGCTTTACGTTCTTGGCGCATTTTTCGGTCCAGAAAAACTCNCCTGTTTCTGGGTTATAAATAAAAAGCTCTCTAACTCTTTCAATGGATGCCTTTACCCTATATGGAAGCTTTCCACCCATTAAGACCTCCCGCGCAACTTTGCTCTTTCAATTTTCTCGCCATCATCTCTACACTCAACCGTACAGTACCTCCCTTTATCAATAGCCTCCTCGCAATAGTGGCACTTTCCGGTAAACTCGATCGCCGTCTTTGGGCGGTTAGCCAGCGCAATTTCAACGTTAAGTATTTCAAGGTCTGACGCATCATCTGCAATGTCGCACATAGTGATTCTCCAGATAACAGGCAATAAAAAACCTCGCCGGGGCGAGGTTCATTAATTTATTCAGATGCAGGCTTGGGCTTGTACTTTTCAATCGCCGCATCTACTTCTGATTGGCTAGGGGGTGAAAATTCTGAGGCAGCGTTATAAAATTTCCCCCCAGATTTATACTTATAAACCCTGAGGCTGCGCCAGATACGGGGTGGCTCACTCTCAAGAATAGATACGGTTGGTAAGCCTGCCACGTACTTAAGAGGCTTGCCACAATAGCCTTGCGCAAATATCAAATAATCATCCATAAAACCTCCTCTGCTGGAAATCCAGTTATACCATTAAGGCATTGTTTGTATTCCGCAGAAGTGTAAAGGACTGACTACCGGCGGACCTCGGCGCATTCTAATTGCACCAGCGGCCGGCGATCATGCAGCCGGGCCTTTATCTGCTCGCAGGCTTCAATGGTTGGATAGATTCGCTCCGACACCGGAGCGGGAAGGGCAGAGACTATTACGATGACGAAGCCGATAAGCATGGTGCCTCCGGTGCCGCTGCCAACATAGCCTGATGAGCGAACACGATTTCATCTTCGCCAATTTTATCAGAGTGCTCTTTTGCATATGACTGGCTCATGTCATTTCGCCAGGCAGCAATCATATTTTGCGTAGGCTCAATCGGCACCAGCTTCCATCCTGCAGGTGCTGCTACAGCATTTTCCGTCAATGCATATAGCGCAATCTCCATCAGCTCCACCATGTACCGCTTATCTGGCACTGCTTCAGCAGCATGCTTCCAGCGCCTAACTTCAATACGACACAATCCAATTAGCGTCTGGCGCTCCTCTTCACTCAATTCCGGCATCTCATACCGCATAAGCCACCCCCTTCCAGAAGATTACGCACGCTACCCACATAACAGCCCACATCTTGCCGCGAGTGCTCATTGGTCACCTTCCAGTGCTGGGCGGGCGTAGTAAGCTGGGACTGCTTCACCACTGACTACGAACATCTGAGCTGGTTTATTAAGCTCAGCAACATGCACGACAGGGGTTTCTCTACCGCTGACTATGCTGTACTCAGCACTATAACTGTCTTCCTCCTCAGCCCACTCTTGGGCTGCGGATTCGGCATTAATGGCTTTAATTTCACACGCATCTTCACGTTCCGAACCCATCTCAGGGCACCACACCAGAAACGTTTTCATTTGCCACCTGCCAGTGATTCATATTGGGAAGAGGTGGTGTCGGTTTCGGCGCGGAGCTGGGCGGAAATCTCGTCACATATATGAGTTAGCGAGCATAGGCCAATAGCTGGATGCTTCCTAACCACTTCTACACCCTCCGCCCGCACCGCGTTCAGCAGGGCATCAGTGGCTGGGGTTTCAGGTACAGATTGAGCCGCATCTGTTACTTGTCCGTTAGATGACCATGCTTCTCCAAGCGTGTAGCAGTCCTCATCAATGAAGCCTTTCAGCACCACATTCTCAGCCAGCACCGCATCCAGCTTTTGCTGCAGGGCTGCTATCTGCATATCACGCCAGCCAAGCTCTGCAGCAATATCTGATTTGCTGTGCAGGCTCTCACGCGTCATGTGATCGACGTGCCGACAGTAGTGGTTACCTGAGATATCCATCGCCATCAAATCGCGGTCACCGTAAATTTTCTCGCTCATATCTTTCCCCTTATGCAATGCCAGCCGGGCACAGGCCAGCATCACTCCATCAGTGTTGCGCCATACCGGCCGCGTCGGGTGTCTCTGAAGTCGCCCCAGCGCTCTACAACAGGCCGGGTGACGATGATTTGTGGCAGAGGAGGGCGCTTAGCCATCTCCTCATGCTCTCTGCGTTTCAGCTCAGCCAGGTAAGCATCCTCTCTGCGCTGAGGTGTCAGCAGCTGCGGATGGTCATGGCCTGCTTCCTGTGCTGCTAAGGCCGCCAGAACGCCATTCAGCACTTCCTGTTTGCGACGCTTAATCTCTTCGTCAGCTCCGCTCAGGCGTGACGAATGCGCCGGATATACCGGTGATGGGTTCATGGTGCGGCCTTATTGGTGGGTTAAATCAGAATGGGGGTTCTTCGTCGAAGTCCATTGGCGGTTCATTACTCACCTGTGGGCTGGAGTTCCCAGTGCGCTGCTGATTTTGCTGCGTACGGTTCCCCTGTCCACTTTCCTGCTTTCCGCCCAACATCTGCAGCGTTCCGCCAACGTTGACGACTATCTCAGTGGTGTACTTTTCTGAGCCGTCCTGCGCCTGCCACTTCCGTGTGCGCAGCTGACCTTCGATGTAAACCTGCGATCCTTTTCGCAGATATTCGCCAGCCACTTCTGCGAGCTTTCCGAAGATGACCACGCGATGCCACTCGGTTGCCTCTTTGTTCTCTCCGGTTGACTTGTCGCGCCACTGCTCTGAAGTGGCTACTGTCAGATTTGCAACTGCTCCACCTGAGGGCTGATAGCGAACCTCCGGATCCTTCCCGAGATTGCCCAATAAAATCATTTTGTTCACACCACGACTTGCCATTATGCTGCCTCGCTTTTCTGCTCAAGTTCCGCTTTGCGGATGTCATAAACCTCTTTGGCCTTAGCCTGATACTCAGTGCCGCGCAGAGTGCGCCATGCCTCTTCGAAAAGCGACTTGAGGCCCTCGAGATTCTTTACACCTGCCGCTGACTCCGTGAATACCTTCAATGACTCTTCCGCAGGGTTTACCGCGCCCGACTCAAGCCAATTCAGGAGCTGCTTGCCGGTCTGCTCACTGAGAACTACCGGATCGGCATTGCTGAACAGCTTCGTCCTGTCCTTGCTGGCGATCGCATGATGTGTTTCGTGCCCGATATCGAGCACGGTAGTGAACTCATATTCGACTCCGTCACGCTGCTCTGACTTCATGCCAAGTTTCGCAACCTTCTTGCGCCCGTTCTCTTCAACCTGCGCCGTTTCAGTCTTGCTGCGCATAGTGGCAATGATGTGCATTGATGAGCGCAGAATCGCATCCAGGAATGAGCGGTGACGCGGGTTAATCTCGCTCCATGCTGACCATGAATTACCGCGGTACTTCGTTTTGGCAATGGTGTCTACCAACTCCAGACAACCGCCAACGCCTCCCCATTCATGGGTGATGCTGTCAATGATGAGACTGTCGTAACCGGCCTGTTCAGCAGCGCTGATAGCCTCAATGAAACGCTCCGGCGTGAATGGCGGATCGAGCTCCAGAACGTCGAACTCTGCGACGTCAGAGTAGAGTGACGCGCTGCCTTTTTCCGTGTCGATGACAGCGATACGTCCGCCGATACCTTTCGCTACCAGCAGGGCGCTGTAAGTCTTTCCTGAACCACTTGGCCCGGTAAGTGCCAGCCGCAGCTTGGCTTTCTTCCTCATGGCTTTTTCAAATTTCATCTCACACCTCAGTGTCAGTTATGGGCGCACCAGTTGATGCGATCCTGTTGTTGCTCCGTGCGGAAATCAGCAATCGCTTCCTGCGCTGCCTGCTCATACGTCATCGGGTCTGCCAGTTCGCCCAGCATGCCCTGCATAAAGTCGCCCCAAACGTCATCGTCATGCTGCATTTGCTTTCACCTTTGCGCTCCAGTCATTGTCCTGGCAGTCGTGCCAACCCAGAGAAATTGTGCTCGCCCACTCATAGGCCGACTTCATGCCGTCTTTGGTGTCAGGGAATGACTCTTCGTACAGCTTGTTAAGCCGCAGGCAGCCCTGCTGTACCAGCAAGGTTCCGTTTACCGGGATAATCGTCATTGTTTGTGTCCTCTTTGGCTCATGGCGTTTAACAGGCTGCGGGCTGCAGCACGCATGCGGCGGGTGATACGTTCTAGCTGTGATTCTGTGATAAAGGGGCAGCCCGATGCCGCCCCAGCAATTGCGAGTTGCATAGGGATACCTTGTTGAAATTGGTTGGTGTTAAAAAAAAGCCCAGCATTGCGCCGGGCATAGGGGTGAAACGTTCTGGTTATGGAAGCCCTCTAAGGCGGTGGTGCGTAGCACCTCAAAGCCGTCTACACAGGCGGCTTTACGGTGTCACTCAGCTCTCAATCCGTTCGACTAGCTGCGTATCGTCTGGAACCAGCATGGTCAGTAGCGTGCTATAGCCATGCTCATAAATTGAATATTTGCAGGGCCATTCAGGCACTGGCACGCCCTCACCAACTGGCGACAGCCCTATGCTCCACAATCCGCTATCAAGATATTGAGCAATGACGAATACCTCTCCATTGGTTGATTTGAGGTGATACTTGCCGACTTCATTAAAACAGCCTATCTCTTCACGAATGGCGCCTTCGCATTCAAACAAATCATCGCTGGCACCATAAAAACGCAGTTCTTTCATCTCTCTCTCCTGTAGTGGTTACTGGCCACGATTGGCTATGCGGACTAACTTTTCGATCAAGTCCTGCACACTAAGCCCGCGTTCTTCACAACTTTCGGCCAGGTATTCAATACCGGTATCGTCGATAAACTGCACGAGCACTTCGGCCTCTTCTGGCTTAATTTTTAAATCTTCACTCATCTCAACCTCCTGCTATAAACCCCAGCACCATCAGCACGATAAACACTAACCAACCGCAGTAGTAATCAGCGTTGCTTATCATGGTGCCTCCAGATATGAAAAAGGCCGCCTAAGCGACCTCATGGTTAACCAATGCCTGCTTTTAACCACATCAGGCGAGGTGGTTCCTCAGCTTTCCACAGTCAAAGGAAGCGGTTAGACTGCAATTTCCACAGTCAAAACAAGGAATTTATATGGCAGCTAATATTTTCAAAGGTGACAGGAAGAAGGAATCAGTCGCTTATGATTTGGCACTTGCACTAGCAGCAAAAGATCCCGCAGCAAATACGCCTGGTGCATTGATTGATCGCATCGCCGAGCTACTACCAGAATGCCGGGAAGTTGTAGACAAAAAATACAGCGATGAAATACCACCTCCTGCNGGCATTTTATTATGATGGGCTGTCTATAACTGATGCTAAGGCGGCCTCTAGTGCCGCCTTTATCAGCTTCTGTCGAATCCAGGAATCTACAGTGACATCATGTAGCTGCTTACTTGCTGCGGCAAGAGCAGCATCAGCGGCCATGATTACAGCGCTACCGCTTTTAAATTCTTTCGTACCTTCTTCCTGCGACCAACTTTGCTCAATGTGAATTGCCATAACTACCTCACTTAATGATGTGTGTTGCGTCCTTCCGGACTTTGCGGTGACCAGCCTGAAATAAGGCTACCTGTGGTAAGCACATCGCTGTGCTCTTATGCTTCTCACGCAGACTGGGCGCTGATGTGGCGCGGGCTACGTTTAAGCTGCATCCCATAAGGATGGTGACGATTCCGTTCTCAAACTGGCGATCTGCTGCTTTCTTTGCACGATGCTCAGCTGCACGCTTTGCGTTGTAACGCTGCTTCGAATTCATGGTGTTTCTCCAGGTGAGTGCTTTGGTGATTGGATGGCCGGCACTGATATCCGGCATACCACCTGTGGCCAGAAGTTAGCTATCGATAAACGATGCGCACATCCCGATGGTTACGACCCCGACGGTGCATCAGTCTGCATATTCATCCAATCCCAGAGCACTCGCTCCGGCCTACCTGCATCAGGTAGGAATCTAATTGTTAAAGAGCTGACTTCCGTTTCTTACTGCCCCAGCGTCCTGCTGATGGGATAAATATATCCAAAGCTATTATTACTGTAAATAGCCAAAGATATATATTTATAGCTTTAGTGATTTTCATGTTGATTCCTAAAGGAATTTATTTTTGTCCAGACGAAAAAAATCCCGCCGAAGCGGGATCATTTAAGACTTTTGCGTTTTGGTTCAGCCTAACCTTTTGTAGTCAACAGACTGACGGAGAAGCACTTTTGCCATGATATGAAACTCTCCCTCGTCACTCTCCTCGATGAACCACTCTTTATAGCGCTGGTTATCCGATAGGACTGCAAGGCGATGCTTTTGCATTTGGAGACGTTTTACGTGCATTGTTTTGCCAAACACAAATACATAGACGCCGTCGCCATCGAAATGGGTTACGGCAAGGTCTACAAAAATCTGATCACCCGGCTCAATGGTTCCCTCCATGCTGTCGCCGCGCACGGTGATGACTTTGATTGTATCGGCAGGACGTGGGCCAAATAACGCTTTAGCCTGCTCATTTGTGTATTCAATAGCTCTTATGGTTTCAACGAATTCAGTAGACACAAGATAACCATCCCCCGCGCTAGCTTGGACATCCAATACATCTACACGATAGTAGTCAGGTTCCGCCAGTCTTTCTTTTTTAGGGATGTGGATCTGNGGGGCGCCCCTCATCTCACCTTCGCCTGAAGAGAGCCATTCAGGGCTCACTTCGAGAACCTTCGCTATCTCATAAAGCTTTCTGGTGTTTTTGGTAATGCCTTGCGTCAATTTCCATACGCTTGGCTGGGCCATTCCTACAGCTTCAGCTAAGGACGCCTGAGTATGTCCGCTTGCCCTCATGGCAGCGTTAAGTCTGTCTGCAAAAGTCATTTTAGATTTCCCTNTTATCCTCCCTGAAAGATATAGCCATAGATATTATTCATCAAATAACTAAAGCTATTTACTTATTGGATAGCTTTAGCTATTATCACAATAGCCAAGCAAAGCAGGAGCTATTTTATGGTCAACAAAGCTATTAAGCGGGCTATTGACATTGTAGGCAGCCAGCAGAAGTTAGCTGATGCATNCCTCGTCAAGCAGCCCTCAGTTTGGGCTTGGTTGCATGGGAAGAAAAAGGTGTCCGCTGAGAATGCAAAACGCATTGAGAAAGCCACCGATGGAAAGATCCCAGCTTACCAGGTACGCCCAGATTTAACTGACCTGTTTCCTCATCCGAATCAGGCAGCCTAAGTAACACCGCTCTTTATCAATTTAGCCGCCCACCTGCTTCAGGAGGGCAAAAACAAAGTGACTAGCTCGCTGCAAAGTCACGCAAGTTATTCAACGAAAGGAATATTACATGATTGAAATTACAAGCTATCGCAAGAAAGCGAGAGAAATTGAAGGCCAGCTGCTGAACAAACTGGCTGAACTGGGGCAGGGACCGCTGGCAAAAGTCATGGGTCTGGATGAGGCAGCAGTAAGCCGCATGAAGCGCCCGTCAGGAAAGCAGCGTCACAGCTTTTTCCAGATGATGAGTCTGGCAATGGCCTATCTGGATGTGGTGTCGCCGGAGTCTGAAGTGGCGAAAAGGCTGCTGAGGATTGAGGAGTTACTGACAAAAGAAAACGCCCCAAAGAACTGCGAATTCTTTGAGGCGTAACATCGAAATGTAAGCAATTTCAACGGAGTAATTATACATGAAAAAGCAGTCTTATCGCCATACTGGCGTGCACAAAAACCTTCTTCGCCTCGACTTCCTGACCAAATGCAACCCGGCCATTGCGCCGAAGCTGCGGGAGATTCTGGAAACGCATAAATCGAAGGAGAAGGGAAATGAGTAATCTCGCAGAAGTTCATGATCTACAGCCTCATATTGAGGCAAGAGAGCGTCGCGTGGCAGAAATTGAAGATGGGTTTACGCGCATCGCCAATGAGCTACTGGAGGCTGTCCTGCTTGCAGGACTAACCCAGCACCAGCTTCTGGTATTCATGGCCGTCATGCGCAAAACATACGGCTTCAACAAGAAGGTTGACTGGATCAGCAATGAGCAGCTGTCAAAGCTGACAGGGATGTTGCCGCATAAATGCTCAGCAGCAAAAAGCGCTCTCGTTAAGCGCAAAATTCTCAGTCAGAACGGTCGTCTTACAGGCATCAACAAGGCGATTGGAGACTGGGAAAAAGCAGGTAACCCGAATCAGGTAAATTTACCCGAATCAGGTAAGGAATGTTTACCCGAATCAGGTAATCGCTCTTACCCGAATCAGGTAACCACAAAAGACAATATTACAAAAGACAAGAAAGACAATAAAAACACTTTGTCCGAACAGGTTCAGACGAAGTGTGAAAAGTCCTCTCAGCCTGCAAATAAAAACCAGGAAACAGACCAAGCCTTCGAGTCAATTTTCTGGTGTGCAGGAATGCGCAAGGGCGGCAAGAAAAGCGCTGCATCAGCTTTCCGGACTCAGTTCAAAGAGTGGCGGTCAGTGACAAAGGGAACCGCAGAGCAATTTGCAGTCATGCTGGCAGAAGACATCGCAGCCCGCATAGCCGGTTGTCAGTTCGGTTTTGATCGCCTGCTTCCGGCTACGTACCTGAACGGTCAGCGCTGGCAGGATGACAAGCCATCAGCAGCACAGCCAGTGTCGGGTGCACACCGTTCACCGGTAACGGCATCCAAATCCGGCTACGTGTTTATCGACAGGTGACTGCATGAAACCACGAATTAAAACGCTGCTGATTGCCGGATATAACCACGGTCTGCTGAGCGATGGTTTTGTGCGGTACTGGTTTGAAACACTGCATCTGAGGGAATCATGACACCATCTGAACTGAGCGACATGCTCTGGAACCATGTTGACAGGGTAGCGAAATACCTGTTGCCGAACGGCAAAAAAGAATCGCACGAGTGGGTAGCCGGATCCCTGCATGGTGAGTCAGGTAAGTCTCTGAAAATAAACCTCGCAGGTAAAAAAGTCTGGTCAGATTTTGCAGAGGGGATCGGGGGTGATTTGCTGGATTTATGGGTCGGCGTGAAGGACTGCAGCCTGCATCAGGCAATGACCGAAGCGAAAGAGTTTCTCGNAATCAAAGATAACGACCATCACTTTGCATCGAAGCAGCAGAAAAAATTTTCCCGCCCCGACCGGAAAAAAGTCAGTAAGTACCTCACCAAAACTGAAAAGCACATAGAGTACCTCGCTACCCGAGGCATCACCGCTGAGACAGCAAAGACATTCGAGGTTGCTGCTGCAAAGGTCTGGAACGGTGAGCGCGAGCTTGACGCGCTGGCGTTCCCTTACAAGCGTGATGGTGAGCTGTTGCAGGTGAAGCGCATCAGTACCGAACGGCCAGGCGGAAAAAAGGCAATTATGGCTGAGGGAGACTGTGAGCCGTGCTTGTTCGGCTGGCAGGCAATGCCAAAAAACATCCGGATTGTTGTGCTTTGCGAAGGTGAGATCGACTGCATGACCTATCACCAGTACGGACTGCCGGCGCTGTCCGTCCCGTTTGGCGGTGGCAAAGGTGCCAAGCAGCAGTGGATAGAGTTTGAGTATCACAACCTTGACCGCTTCGACGAAATCTGGATTTCCATGGACTCAGACGAAGTAGGCCAGGCTGCCGCAAAAGAAATCGCATCCCGGCTTGGGGAGCACCGCTGCCGGCTGGTTAACCTACCTCACAAGGATATCAACGAGTGCCTGCAGGCAGGCATGACCAGCGACCAGGTGATTGATGTTCTTGAACGTGCTGCTTACTTCGATCCGGAGGAGCTTTACAGTGCCCGCGAGTTTTACCAGGACACCATCAACGCTTTCTACGGCAAAGAGCAATGTATGTTTCGCAGCCCGTGGGAAATGCTGAACCACAACTTTGCTTTCAGAGACGCAGAGCTGACCATAGTGAATGGGGTGAACGGGCACGGTAAAACCGAAGTGGTTGGTCACATGGTTCTTGAGGCTATGAGGCAGGGAGTCCGGGCGTGTGTGGCATCTCTGGAGCTTAAACCCGGCGGCTTACTGAAGCGGCTCACCCGGCAGGCAACCTGCCTGAAGCTGCCGCCAGCACTGGAAATAGAAGCAGCTTTCAATTTCTACGACGACCGGCTCTGGCTTTTCGGTCTGACGGGTACGGCGAAAGCAGACAGGCTTCTGGAGATATTTGAGTATGCAAATCGCCGGTACGGTATCCAGCTGTTCATCATCGACAGTTTGATGAAATGCGGCATTGGCGAGGACGATTACAACAGCCAGAAAGCATTTGTTGACGCAATCTGCGACTTCAAAAACCGCACCAACAGCCACGTCATCATGGTTACTCACAGCCGCAAGGCAGAAAGCGAAGAGAAGCCTACCGGAAAGATGGACGTCAAGGGTACCAGTGCCATCACCGACCTGACCGATAACCTGTTCATCATCTGGCGCAATAAGGTCAGGGAGAGGGCCCTGCAGAAGCAGCACGCAGGAGAGCATCTCAGTGACAAAGAGCAGGCCGCGCTGTCATCGCCAGCGTCTGTGCTAATGCTTGAGAAGCAGCGAAACGGAGAGGGCTGGGAAGGTGGGATCCCGCTTTACCTGCACGAACAGTCGCACCAGTTCCTGATGATGGAGGGCGCCACACCTTACAACTACATCGCCAACATGCCCTCAGACGAATATGACCAGGCATGGGCGAGTGAAAACGTTACGGAGTATGCATGAACAAAAAGCAACTGGATATCCTTGAGCGTGCGTGGGGAGCAGAGATAGACCATGCACTGAGAGAGACGCCTTACCCAATAATCCAGACCAGCTCGAAGGTGGCACAGAAACTGGCTGATGATGGCTATCTGGAATACATCGAATTCACAGACAGAGGCATCGCTTTCAAGGGTTATGTCATTACGCACTTCGGCATCATGGCTTACTGCGAAAGCCTGCCACCAGAAGCAAAAGGAGCCACCAAATGAACAAGCTAACCGCTGAAGTAGCACGCCGTGATATCGGTCATCTGCGCGAGCACCAGGCATCGCCAAAAATTGGCCTGAGCCTGCGTGAAGAGCTTTATCTGCAGGCATTAGAGATTGCACTGCCCATGCTGGAAAAGCAGGAGAAGGGCAATGATGGCTGGATTGAGTGGGGTGGAGGGAATGAGTGTCCAGTCCCGAAATCTTGCTGGGTTGAAGCTAAGTTGAGAAACGGAAAAAAGGATGCTGGCTGGGGCTGGATAGCTGAATGGCGTCACACCGGAAATGGGTACGACATCATCGCCTACCGCATCATCCCGGAGCAGCCCACCAATCAGAACGGAGAGCAGTGATATGTTGCTGCACACTGGATGGCAGAGATTCCGATACTGGCGCTACTGGATGGGTTTCGAGCGAGCCTATTACAAACTCAAGAAGGAGCAGTGATATGGGTGACTGGGTTAATTGCAGCGACCAAACGCCCCGTGACAGGCAGGCGGTAATCATCAGCGATGGTCATGAAGTTGGAGTATGGCGCTGGCGTGGATTCTGGCCGAACCGGGAAGGTGACAGCTGTTCAGTAGAGCATAGCGCGACAATATTGCTGGGGCCGATTACACACTGGCAACCACTCCCATCACCACCGGAGGAAGCATGATGGAAACAATCCTGGAATTTCGTAACGAGATGGCAGCTCAGGTGATCAGATTTTACGAGATGAATCCTTACTCAAAACCCATCATAGCGCGATGGCGTGATTGGGATGACTTATGGGCTGGCGGCTATCGAACAGATAACGCAGGTGAGGCTTTCCGGGAATGGCTGACTGGAGTTTAAGACCATGAACAACGTAATCCCCTTAAAACGCTCTGAGCATGTCATATCAGACGCTGAGCTGGATAAGATGGCTATCGATATCAGCCGGTTCGCTCAGAAGCATGCAGGCACTCTCAGCCTGAGCCACGGCATCAGAAAGTTACTCAGCGACGCATTAAAGCGGGACAAGGCCAATGGAGACACAACGTTACCTGTTGCGTGACAACAGCATCAGACAGAACTGCATTACCGCCATCCAGCAACTCCCCACTGATAATAACAAACCAGTCGAAATAGTCATCCAGGAGCGCAAGCGCAGTGCGGACCAAAACCGCCGTATGTGGCCGCTTTTGCACGACCTGTCCCGGCAGGTTGAATGGTACGGGCAGAAGTACAGCCCTGACGACTGGAAAGACCTTATCACCGCACTCGTTGCGAAATCCAAAAACGAACAGCAGCGCACCGCGCCCGGTATCGGCGGCGGCGTCGTCATGTTCGGTTCCCGGACAAGCAAGATGCGGGTAAGCGAAATGGTCGAGGTCATAGAGGCGATTTACTGGTTTGGCACAGAGCAGAACGTGAAATTCAGCGACGAAGCCCGGCGTGAAATCGAATGGGCCCAAATGTACGGGAGTCAATCATGAAACATGGCAGACACTTTTCTCACGCACAGGAATTCTGTAACCGCATCGCCTATCTCCGCAGTCAGGGGCTGGCATGGTCCATTATCAGCAAAAGAACCGGGCTATCTTCCGGAACGTGCCAAAACCTTGCGAAGAGGGCGCGATGAGCAGACAGCGGAAGAGTACAAGAGAAATCCTTATAGCGCTGCTGATCGAAAATCCAGGCCAGAATTTTCAATTTTATCTCAAAAAGATAGATGCAGAGTTCGGTCTAAGTAAAGCACACCTTAGCAGCGCATTGAATTCACTTTTAAAGGCTGGGTTGCTTGAGAGGNAAGGGCAATGCAAGCGTTATTCATATAAATACACTCCTAAGCAAAAGGAAAAGCGGTCGGCGCCAGTAAGGCAGGAAATTACACCCGAGTATTTAAGGGAGAATTATTCATTTAACCCGCAAACGGGTCGCTTAACGCGTAAGAAGTGCAGATACCGCAGCTTGATTGGCACAGACCCCACGATAGAAAAAGGGTACGCCTACCTTTCAATAAAGGGCATTCCATTTCTTGCTCATAGAGTCGCCTGGGCAATCCACTTTGGGGCCTGGCCAGAGCACCTCCTTGACCATATCAATGGCATCAAAACGGATAACCGGATATGCAATTTGAGAGAGGCAACGCACAAAGAAAACCTCTGGAATAATCACTCACCCGTAAAAGCTAAATCAGGTTACCGGGGCGTGCACAAGTTGGCTCGTAGCAAAAGGTACGTCGCCAGGATTCGCCATAACCGTAAGCTAATCGACATCGGTTATTACGACACCGCTGAAGAGGCATCAGAGGCCTACAAAGCTGAGGCGATGAGAATTCGTGGTGAATTCTACAGGGAACCGAATCAATGAAAAGCCAAATGCAAAGATGTATGGACCACATGATATTTATCCCCACACCACGCACAAGAACACGACGTAAGCGNATTCAGGAAGCCAGTGAGGTGAAGACCTTCGATTACACGTACGGGCTGTTAAAAGCCAAGTGGGACCGCATGAGGAGAGCGCGATGACGGCGACGAATGCATACGAGCTTTACCATGCGCATCAAAAAGAAATCGAGCGGCGGCATTACTCCTACGCAAGAAATGTATGCAACAGACCTTATCGCAATTTGCTGAAGTCATTTCTTCGCGATCTTGACGACAGAAACCGGAGCAAGGTCTTCCCCCGCGGCAGAGCTTACCTGCGCGTAATAAGGAATATGGCATGAATCAGGTTCATATAACTCAGATAGATGCTGCGGCATGTAGCAGTTGCGGCGAACCACTCAAGCCTGATGAGACTTACTACTGCGCCAGCTGCACAGATGAACTTTTCATAGAGTGCGATCCTAACGGAGCAATGGAGGATAGCGATGGCTAAAGGCATCAAGCCCAAGCCGCCGAAACTAAAAATCTGCCCAATCTGCTCTACCGAATACACCCCACGAAGTTCTCTCCAAAAAGTCTGCCACAACTACAAATGCGCTATGGAATTCAATCGCCAAGTTGATGCGCGTAATGCTGCGCGTGAACAGCGCAAGCAGGAGCGGCTACAGCGCGATGATTTGCGGCAACGAAGGGAGAAGCTCAAGGGTAAGCCGGAATGGAACAGAGAGGCTCAGGCGGCGGTTAATAAGTTCATATTCTGGCGGGATTATGGGAAGCCCTGCATATCATGCGGCCGGCAGCTTAATTACGGTGTGCGCGGTGGTGCAGTAGATGCCAGTCACTACAGGTCACGTGGCGCGGCACCATGGCTACGCTTCAACGTCTTCAACAATAACGCCAGTTGCGTTCCCTGCAATCGCGATTTATCAGGCAATCCGATCCCTTACCGAATCAACCTCATCGAAAAGTTTGGCCTGCACAGGGTCGAGCGTATCGAGTATGACAACAACATCCGCAAATTCGATATCGAGTACCTGAAACGAGTGAAAGCCATATTCACGCGCCGGGCCCGTCATTACGAAAAACTCCGCAAGAGACAAATGGAGCAGGCAGCATGACTGAATACCTCAAACAGAAATGGTTACACCTGCGTATGTACCGCACACGCAATACCTTCCCGGTCGATTATCGGATCATCAAGCACACAGCCAAAATCATGGGGGTTAAGCATGCCAGTAGCAGCGTTATCGCCAGTCAATAAAACAGCGGCGTTGGTCGTATCCAAAGGCGTTCACTATGAAATGAACTGCAAAATACAGACGCCAGAGTTTATCGGACCGCCGAAGATGATAACCCGGCACCTTTTGCCCAAAGCTCCCAGCTTTATCGACCTGACTGGCAGGCAAAAAGGAAGGTTGAAAGTTATAGGCCTCATGGCAGAAGAAAAGGGTAAATGGGTTGTTCGCTGCGTGTGCGGCACATACACCGTCAGGAGCTCCAAAGCCATAAAGAGCATCGAAACTAACCCTAACGCCATGTTTGATGCCTGCAGGGAGTGCATGCACTTTGCACAAATGAAGCGGCGTGAAGTGTATCGCCGTACAGGGAAAGATCTGGATATCTCGGAGGTTTGGTAATGAGCTTAGAAGCCACAGTAAAATTTCATTTTCCGAAAGGACAGAACTTCAGCGGCACCGCGCCGCAGACGTCGCCTGACACGCTTACCGGCACTGACTATATCGCTGCTATGGGAATGACGCAGAGTCGTGCTCCACTGGGTTACAGCGCTTTCATGGGAAAGGTGGGAGTAAGTGAGAACGACGCCGCACGCGCCGTATCCCTGTTAACTGAATATGCACTTCAAACCTGCGACAGGGTTCCAGCCTTTCGCAAACTCGACGCTGATATTAAACCAGCCGTTATGCAAACACTCGCAACTTATGCCTACATGGATTACTGCCGCAGCGCCGCCAGCGTGAAGGCCTGCGATTGCTGCGGTGCGAAAGGGTTTATCGAAGCCGAGGTGTTCTCCATGAAATCGCCACTGTCCGGCGGCGAGGTTAGGAACGTCAAAGAGACCGTACGCGTGCTTTGCAAGTCGTGCAAAGGGAAGGGGGTGCTTACATCATCCTGCCGCGACTGCAACGGGCGCTGTAAGGCGATAGACCGCAAGCAGACCGAACTGCAGGGCGTACCAGTATACCGGGACTGTCGGCAATGTAACGGGCGCGGATATGAAAGAATTCCCGCTGCGGAAGCTTTTCGTGCAATCAGTGAGGTCACTGAATCCATCAGTCTTGCTACCTGGGATCGAAGTGGAAAGCCATTCTACGATCAGCTGATTGTGAAAATTGAAGCGGAAGAGTCATGGGCGAATGCATCACTCAATAAAGTGACCGGATAAATGTTCAATCTAATAGCTCATTATTTTATCGTGAGCTATTTACTTTTCAGGAATACAGGGTTATGATTCCCAACAGTTGAAGTTGCGCGCTGTTGTTAAGTGCGATGAAAAATACAAGTTCCATCACTCTGTGATAATTAGAAAGCCCTCCGGACTCACCATCTGCGAGGGCTTTTTGCATTTCTGCACCCAATTAAAAAGCTCAGCCGCAGAGCTGGGTTTTCTCGTTTTCGCCTCTGCCAATCAAAGCGACCTCATGGATTTCCCTATGTGGCAGCAGGCGACTTTTCACAGCAAACGGCCGGATACCTCCGGGCAATGCCGGAGACGGCTATGAACAGCACATCAAAAAGCGCCCGTGAGGTTAAGCATGGGTGAAAACAGCATCATCACTGGCGTTCTCGGCCTCATATTTGGCGGCGGGGCAGTCGCAGTTCTCTGGAAGCCATTAGCAGCAAGCCTCCTTTCGCTGGGCATCAGCAACAGGGCGGGCGGTGAGATCATCTCCAATTACAAGGAGCAGGTTCAGCTGCTGAAGGAGAGCAATAACCTGCTTCGTGAAGAGAACGACGAGCTTCGGGAGAGGCACGATAAGAATCTTCGCCGGATATCCACACTGGAGACGGACCTCAAGCTGATTAAAAACGCACTGGGAATCCTGTTGGCTATGTCAGAGGCCAGTAACGCTGTGGGCAATGAGCGATTCAGAACCGAAGTAAACAGGCTGATCGCCAATCTGGAGACCGACAGCGATGGCACCAACTAAACCGAATCACAAACGAAGCCTGATTATCGGCGGCGTTCTTACCGTACTGACGCTTATCTGCATCGCCATGACCTGCATGTTCGTTTACGTCAGCAACGACGCTAACCAGAAGATTGATGTCATCCGCGATGACTACCGCAGGATTGCCGATCGTCGTGATGCGAAGGTGGTTCGCCTAGCTGAGCAGGTTGGCGAGCTGCNGAAGAAAGTGGACAACATACCGGACCGCACAGCAAACAAAACGGCCGACAAGGTTAAGCAGGTTGTGAAAGAGGATGAGAGCAAATGACCGACAGTAAAATCATCCCGATCCTGAATGTAGAGGAGGGGTACAAAGAGGCACCCTACCTCGACACGCTCGGTTATCCGACCGTTGCCGGCGGCATCCGCATCGGGCCAAAGGGCGCCAGCCTGAGCAATTACACCTTCCGCGTACCGCGTACAGTGGGCGATGTATGGAAGCAGGTTATCGTTGACCAGAAAGTTAACGAGATGAACCAGCGTCCGGCCATTGCGGCGGCTCTGGCAGCCTGCAATCCACCGCGCCGCGACATCCTGATTAGCATGGCGTACCAGATGGGTGCTGACGGGTTGGCAGGATTCAAGAACACCCTGAAGCTGATTGCAGACGGCAACTTCAGCGCTGCAGCTGATGGCATGCTCAACAGCCTGTGGGCGAAGCAAACGCCCAACCGCGCCAAACGCCACGCAGATGTAATGCGCACCGGCAGCTATGACATTTACCGGGGCCTCATCTGATGGCAAAAGCAAAGAGCATTGATGAGGCCTTAATGAGGCGCTTCAAAGAGCATTTTGTGTATAGCGTCGAGACGGGATTATTTACTCGAATCGGTTCCACAAAGCTGTCAAACGGAAAGATCGGGGAAGTGGCGGGAAGCGTAAACAGAGATGGTTACCGCTATCTGACTTTTGCAGGGGGTAAGTATAAGGCCGCCAGGCTTGCTTGGGCGTATTGTCATGGATCTTGTCCGCAGCACCTCCTGATAGACCATGTTAACCGGGCCAGAGATGATGACCGCATAAATAACTTGCGGCTTGCTGACGACTATCAAAACAGCAGCAATCACCCCATTCATGTACACAACCAGTGTGGCNTTAAGTGTGTTTATTTCCATAAGCAGGCAAATAAATGGTGCGCTGAGCTAAGGCACATGAAAAAGCGATATTATCTTGGTCTTTACACCATTGAGGGATTAAAGAGCCTTGTTTTGCAACAGATATATGATCTGGGCTGGGTTCCCGTTGGGACGTTCCAGGCTGGTGCTAAAATATTGGCGGCAGGCTCTGTTATTCAGGACTCTTCAACCGGAATCTGGTATAGGTGGGATGATCTGGCAACAATACCAAAAACCGTGCCACCATCATCGACACCGGANTCAACAGGTGGGGTAGGTGAAGGAAAATGGATAGCAGTTGATATAAGTGAAGTATTAAGGAAACAACTGTCAGAAAAAACAGGCGCAAACCTGGTTGGATTTTCACAGCTGGCATCATACCAGGCTGGCACGGTAGGTAATGAATTAAAATCAATCCGTGTCACCTCCAGTTCACTTGGACTTTCAACATCGAATTCGGATGCGGCAAGTAATGCAATTGTTTTGAATAATAAGCTACAACAACTATACACCGCAGGAGTTCGTGAGATATACATGGATGTAAGTTATCCGGTTGATCCCGGATATGACTATGATAATTACATCTATTCCAGAAGAGTTCTCCATCTTCCTGACTTTCGATTTTATGGCCCAGGTAAATTTAGCGGATTGCCAAGCGGCCTATACAATGTATCCGTAGAGGATAAGTTGTGCAGTGAGCCGGTACTGGTGAATGGCTCTAATATCCAGATAAGGAAGCAGCCGAAAACAAATATCAAAGTGGTATTTTTTGGTGACTCTATATCGCTTGATTGGGCAGACTCACTAACTTTAGGCATATGCCAGTCATCTGTTATAAAGGCAGAGCTTCAGGCTCAGAATCCCGGATATACATTTACCTTTGTAAACAGAGCTATTGGTGGCCAGACTTGGATCAATGCTAATACAAAGCCATCAGCTTTCCCGTCTTGGTATGCTGACACCAGCAAAAATTGGGTTGACTATATTAACGATGAATCTCCTGACATCATAGTAATGGCATTCGGCATGAATGATCATATGGGATTCAACATGGGGACTATGGCTTCAACAGTTAATAAGCTGAGAGCAGGATCGCCGTATGCACATTTTGTAATGTGTACCTGCATGGTTCCCTCCAGATCAAGCGCTTACAATAATGGAGTGTCGTTTGATGGCCTGGGGTTTCAGGAAGGAAGAAACTTCGCGGCAGGCGCAGAAAGAACATATGCTCAATTTACTAATATGTCAGTCTGGGACTTCAACCGATACTATGTGCAGTGTCGGGATGGTAAAGACCAGGTTGCGTGCGAGCTGCAAGAGATTTCCGCAACGCCAACCAACGGTGCTTACTCTGCGCCTCAGTGCGTAGACTTCGCATTTGAAGCACTTATATCAGGGTGGAACAAGACAACGCCAATTTATGTTAACTGTGGCGGTGATACTTCGGAGGATTTTATTTATGTCGGGTCTGACGGGTCTGGAAACTTCCAGGTATCAGCAAGAACTGAGTATATTGATACTTACTTCAGCTTAAATACGGGAATTGCCATACCAAATGGAAACTTCTGGCTTGTTATAACAGTGCTGAATAACGAATGCCATGTTTATATCGGCACTAACGCTTCAGCGCCTGTCAGAGACGGCACTCCAAACACATTACTTTCATCATTCAGGATGATAAGACATGGCGGGATTACCAACCCAAAAATAGGTACCGGCGGAACTCTATCTGGGAACGTGTCTCAGATTCGGGTAATGCTTGGATTGCCCACCCAGCGCAAAAAAACTATTACTGACAGAGAGATGTGGGGTGAAGGAGATAGCACACCTAACAGAAAGGCTCCCTATGGTGGTAATGGAATTAACCACCCAAGCGCTCAAGGTTTGGCACGCATTATTACACCGGTAATGCAGGCTCAGAATCTCAAGATAAATTTTTCAGACCTTTCCCTTAACGTACTAATGAAAGCAAATGTTTCTACCTACCTTACAGTGCCGTCAGCGAAATTGGTCAATGGCATTCTCTTCCTGAAAGGCGGAGTTATGGGATCTGGCGTTACCCAGGGGGCAACTATAGCCACGATAGACCGATGGAGTGGTTTCGGGCAAGCAGATTATCTGGTCGGTACGCTTGGGGTTGACTCAGGTTCAGCGTGGGGTGCGAGAGTTCTTAGGATTAAATCGAATGGCGACATAGTTTGCGAGGTAGGAGGAGGCGTGGCAGGCATTCTCTTTAACAATATATCTGTTGTTCTGGCTTAATCTGAACAGGGATGCCTGTTGCGCAAAAAAGCCCCGGCGACGGGGCAACCCTGTACCGCGCGGATCTGAGCGGGCTAAGGTGTGGGAGCCTAAACAGTAACCACTCACGCCGTCTGCAGCAAATAAATAACCATACCAGCCAACAGTTTCGCAAAAGATACTCCCGGCGCATCTTGATCAGATCCACCGATCGATACTACTGTATCTATATACAGTTATAATCAGAGGAGGATTTGACCATGCCACGCGAGTATCAGATCAGAGAAGCATTCATCAGTTCTATCAAGCGCGCGCCATCAGGCCGCAGCACCGTCACCACTGCCGTCTTCGTAGAGGAGCTGGAGCGTGTTAACTGGCACTTCACGCTCAAGCAAGCTAACGACTGGATACGGAGCCACACAACCACGTTCCGCGACGCCTCAACGCAGGAGGGCGAGAATATGACGTGGTTCCGGTTCAACCCTAACGGTGGACTCTGATGGGGTTCCCTTCACCGGCGCAGGACTACATAGAGCCTCGGCTCAGTCTTAACTCAGTATTCATTCCCAATCCGGCCACGACGTTCCGTGTCGATATCCCGGACGGCTTCCTGCTGGTTGATTCAGCTGCGAAAGTAAAGCCCGGCAATCGGATCGCCTATCAGTGGAACGGCTATTCAGGGCTGGGAAAGTTGTACCGCAACAGCCTGGTCACGGAAGAGGGCGAGGTGATCGAGGGTGAGCCACTGAATGATGTCATCGTGCTGGGGAAGGTAACGTGCGAGGTCCGGCACGTTTATGACGATAGCCGGCCGACTATATAGGGGGTGTTACACCCCTTTACCGTCTATGTAATCAGCCCACCACTGCATCATCTCCCGGCGCTTATCGAGGTACTGAGCATGGTTGTAGATGCCACGGATATTGTTCCGGTCAACATGCGCCAGCTGTCGCTCGATGGCATCATGCGGCCAGCCATGCTCATTAAGCACCGTACTGAACTGGTGGCGGAATCCGTGGCCGCTCGCCAGCCCTTCATAGCCTATCTGGCGGATCACAAGCAGAACAGCCGCGTCGCTGATCGACTTTGATTTATCGTTGCGCCCGGGGAAAACGAAGGAAGACATTGAGGTGATAGGCTTCAGGAACATTAGCAGCTCTTTCACCTGGCGGGACATCGGCACGATGTGGATTTTGCGGTTCTTCATTACCTCAGCCGCGATGGTGATCATGTCGTTTTCAAAATCGATGTCTGCCCATTGCATGCTACGCATTTCCTTTGTACGCATGGCGGTGTACTGCAGAACCTGAGTTGCAACCCGGGAAATAACGCTTCCGGAGTAGGTTGCCAGCGCCGCGTTGAACGCCGGTATCTGCTCGGCCGGCAGAAAAGGATAGTTCTGCTTTCTGTATCCCTTCATTGCATCAGCCAGGTCGGGCGCCGGGTTATATTTAGCGCGGCCGGTTACCACGGCGTACCTGAATACCTCACCGCATCGGCGTCGGGCCTTATTGGCTCGCTCCATGGCTCCACGCTCTTCAAACCTGCGCAGCACCTTGAGCAGAGTCATCGGCTCAATCTCATCCATCTGCAGCTTTCCCAGATAGGGGAGGATGTCAGCCTCAAACATGCGCTTAAGCTCTGTGGCATAGTTTTCCGACCAGACCTGACGCTTGTGTTTGTACCATTCCTCAAAAATTGTGGCGAACGAGTCCGGCTCTTTCTCTTTATGCTTCTTCTTTATTGCCGGGTTCACTCCGATCGCCAGATCGCGCTTTAGCTCAAACGCCATGTTGCGGGCATGAGCCGGACCAATCTCCGGATACTTTCCGATGGTGTGCACTTTCTCTTTCCCATCGAACTGATAGCGGACCTGCCAGACCTTTTTCCCGGATGCAGGCACATAAAGGAAGAGCCCATTACCGTCAGCCACGCGATAGGGCTTTTCTTTGGGTTTAGCAGCGTCAATCTGCTTGATGGTGAGCATTGGGTAAAATCCGGATGGGTAAAATTGATTTACCCAGAATTTACCCAGGCAATTAACTGGCTGTCAACGAACTATGGCGAACGACAGCGAACGCATGATTAAGCGGATGCCTGAATATAAGGGAGTTTTGCGAACGGGTAAGGAGGGTGGCGAACTGCTATATGGCGTCCCCTGCAGGAATCGAACCTGCAACTAGCCCTTAGGAGGGGCTCGTTATATCCATTTAACTAAGGAGACATCCGGAAACGCAGTATACCCGTATGTCTCCCGGATGTTAACCGGGCGCGGCGTGATTGCTCATTCTGTCAGCAGCGCCGCGCCCGGAAGAGCGGTTACTCCGTCTGCTCTCCGGCAGCGTTCTTCGCTTCTGCTTTCTCACGGCGTTTGTGATCTGCCCGCGCCTTCGCTTTGGCCTCTTCGCTCATGTCGTTGCGGATCTGCGCATGGCTGATCAGGGCAAAAATCAGCGTGCCGCCGGTGATGTTACCGAGCAGCGTGGGCAGCGCAAACGGCCAGAAAAACTCCTGCCACGGCACCGTTCCCGCAAAGACCAGATAGAGTACTTCGACCGAGCCGACCACGATATGCGCCAGATCGCCCAGCGCCACCAGCCACGTCATCATAATGATGATCAGCAGTTTGGCATTCTCCGCATGCGGGATCATCCAGACCATAGTGGCGATGATCCAGCCGGAGATCACGGCATTAGCGAACATCTCGCCCGGCGAATTTTCCATCACCTTTTCACTGATGGCCGTAAACGCCTGGCGCGTCGCCTCATCAAAAATGGGCATGTAGTTAAAGGCCAGCGCCGCCAGCCCGGTACCAATCAGATTGCCCAGCAGCACCAGCCCCCACAGGCGCAGCAGCAGCATAAAATTGCTGCCGGTGGGCTTATGCATGACCGGCAGGACCGCCGTCACGGTGTTCTCGGTAAACAGCTGCTGCCGCGCGAGGATCACAATCACAAAGCCAAAGGTGTAGCCGAGGTTCTCCAGCAGAAAGGCGCCGGGGACCCCTTCAAGGTGAACCTGAAAAATCCCTTTCGCCATCAGCGAAGCGCCCATTGAGAGGCCTGCGGCGATGGCTGACCACAGCAGCGCCATGCCGTCACGCTCTAGCTCTTTCTCCCCGTCCTGCCGTATCTCTTCATGAATCGCCGCTGCCCGCGAGGGCAGGGCCTCTTCATCAACTTCAATCTCAGTGCCTTGCTCTTTTTCTTCGCTGTCTACGTCATTGTCGTGTTCAGCATTTGATGGCGATGGCTTCAT